CTCTACCTGTGGGAGTTCGACGAAACCGGTGGCATCCAAGGGTTGAAGCAAGTTGACCCATACACCGGTCACGGCATGGTCATCATCCCCATCGAAAAATCGTTGCTGTTCCGAACCACCGCAGCGAAAAACAATCCCGAAGGCCGATCACTGTTACGTAACGCTTTCCGCCCGTGGTGGTTCAAGCGTCGCATCGAAGAAATTGAGGCCATCGGTATCGAACGTGACCTCGCCGGGCTACCGGTCGCTATGGTGCCACCGAACTACCTCGCAGCAACAGCAACACCGGACGAGCAAGCCGTTCTCACCGCGATCAAAGAAATCGTCACATCCATCAAACGCAACGAAAATGAGGGAATCATTTTCCCGATGGTGTACGACGAGGACGGCCATCAACTGTTTAGCCTGTCGCTGCTGTCATCGGGCGGCACCCGCCAGTTCGACACGGACAAGGTGATCACCCGCCTTGACCAGCGCATCGCCATGTCGGTGCTGTCTGACTTCATTCTGCTCGGTCAGGACAGGGTTGGATCGTTCGCGCTCGGTGCGCAGAAAATGGACCTGTGGTCGATGGCTGTCGATTCGATAGCCAAGACCATCGCTGACACGGTGAATCAGCACGCTATTCCACGGCTCATGCGGTTGAACGGCCTTGACGCAACCCGCTGCCCAACACTGGTGTATAGCGAGGTGTCGCATGTGGACCTCGGCGAAATCTCCGACTTTGTATCCAAGATGACGCAAGCCGGTGTCCTCGCCCCCGATCCCGGGTTGGAGGATCATTTGCGTGAATTGGCTGGCCTCCCACCGGCAAGCCACAACATTGAGGACACGGGCACTGACGTGATGTCAGCGGAGGACGCCAAAGCAATGATGGCGCTGCCTCCACAGCAACGCATCGTGGCCGAACGCACCGGCATCGTCCCTGACAAGCCCGCCTTCCCGGGCGGCAATCCGCCTTTCGGCGGCGGCAAGGAGCAGGCCGGTTCCGACACTCCTGAGGAGTAGTCGTGCCGTTGACGTTCGGCGGGAAAAGGAAACCGGGGGGCACTGGTCCTCGGGTGCCGTTGACTGCACGTGAGTCGGTGTTCGTTGATTTGCTCGCTGCCGAGTTACGTGCCCTTGTCTACGATATGGACCCGAACGTTTACGCGGAAGCCATTTTGGCGTTAGACCCGGATGCGTTGTCTCAGGCGCTACAGGACGTTGCGATCAGCCAGTTGCAGGAACAAATCGCGGAAACGTTGCAGAAAATCTTCGTAAGGTCCGCGAATGAAACCGCTAAGGACATTCTGCGTAACTTCCCCGGACTGCGCCCGAACCCCTTCGCTTCACTTGATTACGGAGCGGGGAAAGTTTTACCGAACGGCTTCATCATGCCCGAGTCGCTGCTGCCCGAGCCCGGCCTAGAGTTCGTAATCACGTCGCCCGCTGACCGCATGTTCACAACAATCAACAGCAAGGCACAGTGGTACGCCTCGAACCGGTCAGCGCAACTGGTGACACAGATCAACGAATCGAACCGGTTAGCGATACGCAAAATCATATCCACGGCGTTCACGAAACCGATCACCGTAGACGAAACTGCTCGACGCCTACGCACAGTGGTCGGGCTGCATCCCCGTTGGGCGGACGCTGTGCTGCGTTTCGATGATGACGGTATGGCCCGTTTGGTGCGGGATGGCATGAGCATTGAGCAGGCCCGCAAAAAGATGGATGTGCTGACGAAACGGTACAAAGACAAGTTGATCCGACGCCGCTCTGAGATGATTGCCCGCACCGAGTTGCAGATGGCACAGAATTGGTCCAAGCAAACCGGTTGGGAGTCGCTCAGCAACGTTGGGGTTCTCGACCAAACGTCGATGAAGGAGTGGCGCACTGCCCCGCTCGGTTCAAGTTATGGTCCGCCGTGTGAGGAATGTCAGTCGTTGCGTGGCACTCGTGTTCCGTGGAACGGATCGTTCCCTAATGGGCTGTCAACGCCGCCAGCGCATCCTCATTGCCGTTGCACGGTGGTGTTGATCCCTCCGACTCGTGGTTTGACGGGTTTGCCGTCGCAGGACATTGCGTCGTGGATTGAGCGTTTGGATGCGTTGGAGGCGGGGCCGTGAGCGACGTTTTGGTCAAGTTCGCTCCCGGTTTGCGGCCAGTGTTGAAGCATCTGAAAGGGCAACACGATCAACAAACACATGCCGGAGGCGGCCTCTCTTTACCGGATGGGTGGTCGGCGAGTCGAGGGGATGATCGGCTTCTTTTGGATGGTCCCAATAATACAAAAATCGTTATTGATCTTACGTCCGGTGAGCCCGATGAGGCTTCGTTAGATTTGGCTGTTAGAACAGTAAACGATTTGCAGAATACTTTTCCGGTAAAAGATTTGACGTTAGTTGTTTCGGATAAACCTTTTGAAGAACATGAAAAAGCAAATCTTATAGACAAAGACGCATTAGGTTTTGTTATGCCAACCCCTGACTTGCAAAAAACAATTCATTTGCGTCCTGCCATGTTGTCGCAAACAGGTATGGAACCAATGAAGTTACGATCAGATGATCCAAGTTTTTTCATGGCATCAGTAAATGACACGCCATCAATTCAATATATTCTTACGCACGAATATGGGCACGTGCTCGATAGGCGTGGCAGCAAGATACAGAGTGATGCGTATGAACTGTATACAAAAGGCATTGTCGATATAAGTAAGTATGGCAGTAGTAATGAGGCGGAGCGATGGGCAGAATCTTTCACTGAGTACGTTTTGACTAATGGTAAAACCACCAATGCAACTGCTCAATACTTCGCTGATAAGTATTTTTGGGATGAGGGCGTAACAAAATCTGTTACTGAATTTGAGCAGTCTGTAAATGTGTTGATTGTCGATACGTTTAGTGACAAAAAAAGACCATACATTGTTGAAACCATCACCAAGCACGGTGACCATAACCAGTTGATGCACGGTAACCGCAAAGGTGGTGGAGGCGAACGGCCTTACGAATTACGACCTAAGGTGAGCGCTAAACCATCTCCCGACGGCAGTACCACATATTCGTCTCCCTCTGACTTGATTAGCCAAGGCGGCTTGGGTTGGGATGTTGAGGAATCTGCTGATGATGTTCAAGAGATGTGGGATGCCAATGCTGTCAGCATTTGGCAGGAAACGCTGAGTGATCCGGCAAATAGTCCACGAGTGCGTGTATCAGATGAGTCGTTGATCAAAATTTTGAAGGACGAACGCTTCAAGACTGTTCACGAAGTCCACTCTAGCCGAGCAGATTTGGTCATGGCTCAGAGTGAGTACGCTGGAACTAGAAAACGGTATGAAGATGACCTGATGGGAGTCCCCCCCACTGTCACTAAAATTGATCGGCCCGTTTACGGCTACATAAAAGATAGCGATGGTCCGTTGAGTGTTTTTGATCAAGGCTACGGGGATTTTGATGTCGTTCTCAAGGATTCTGTTAGAGGCCGGATGACTGTTACGGCTGGTGACTCGCTTGACGCGAAAGCGCTTCCTGTATGGCATGACGATGTTGTCTCAGGAAACGTCACTCCCAATCGCTTATTTCTGGCGGGCGGAAATGCGATCCCTAACGAGATGGCGCGTGTCGCTTCTGGTCAAAGCCAACCTCGGACAAATGCCGAGTACGCTTCCGCTCCCCAATACTGGGAGGCGCAGATTCATGGCGGCGTCAAACTTAGCGATATTGCGTATGTTGAGGTTAGTCGTGCAGCATGGGAAGCCTCCGCGCCTACATTTAGGGGCCTTGTTGACGAAAAGGGGATTGAGGTGCGCTTTGTTGAGTAATGAAGTAAAGACTCCCGTTGGCGTTGTTTGGTGGGAAGGTGACCTGACTCTTGATTCTGTTATCAATCTGCCACGAGGCGGAACTGTTCCGCTGCAATCATGGATTGGTCGCACAAATGGGGATTGTTTAGAATGGCTTGCCGATGAACCGGTTGCTAAGCACGGTTCTCACAATCAAAAGGATCATGCCGGACGACGAGGCGGTTACGACACCTCTGCCGCCGAGGAAGCACAATCACAACTAGAACTGGACATGGATTACATCATGGGCCGCACTGTGATGCCATCCGATTACACCGGTTACAGACCGGGATACACCCCATTGTTCGTTATGCCGAACCCTCCACGTTTGAGTGAGCGGGTGTCTCGTGCGCGTCGGCGTATCCGCCGTTGGGCGTCTGAGCGTGAGCAGCGGCGGTTGAGCCGGTTGAGTCCTGCGGAGATTGAGGAAATCAAGGCGGCGAACAGGGCTCGGGTTGCGGCTCAGCGTGAGCGTCAGGTGCGTGTGGTTCGACCTCAGTTGGGTGGTTTTGGGGTGCCTGCTTTGGCGAAGGCGTTTGATCCTTTGTTTGAGATGTTGGAGCGGGTGTTGGGGGATGTGGTTGAGCCTGAGTTGTGGATTGCGTTGATTGAGGATGGTTCGCCGGTTGCGGAGATGTCGGGTCCGTTGGGTGATTTGTTGGATGAGATGTTGTTGGCTGTTTTGGTTGATGATGCGGTTGTGAAGCATTTACAAGGTCAGCATGATCAGCAGACACACGCTCATGGCGGCGGCAGCGACCTACCTAAAGGCTGGAAAGAGGGCGATAGTAACGACTCGTACACCGTGCTAAATGGCCCAAACGGAACCCGTGTTGAAATTAGCAAGGAAAGGTCCATACCGCAGGACCGCATAAACATCATGTTGCAAGACATCAGTACGTTGCAAGATATTGCTCCGGTAGCCGATTTACAAGTGCGGGTTGGTAGCGAAGCGTTCAAGACACTTGAATTAGGTGACGGGGTACAAGGTTTTGTTCCGATGGACTCTGATTTTGTTCCTTTGGGTGCTGACAGTGGCACGCCGCAGATTTATCTTCGCCCGTCTGCTATCACTGTTGGCACCCTCGGCAGTGAAGGACAGTTGATGCCGGTATTTGGTTCACAGCCGTGGCGCTACACGATGATTCACGAGTACGGTCATGTCATTGATCAACGTTCTACGTCTAAATCAGACAGTGATTTTGATCGAATGTATATGAGTTCTGATCAAGTCGGGCTTAGCCGCTATGGTCAGGGGAATGGGCGCGAGGCGTTTGCTGAGGCTTGGGTTGGGTGGATAGGTACTGAGGGGCAAACTACGAAACCGTTTGTCAGGTTTTACGCTGACCGTTACGGTTGGGATGCTGGTGGCGAGGGGCGTGCGCCATCTGCGCCTATGGCTAAGCAAGTAGGCAAAGTGTTGATTGTCGCGGACACTTTCGGTCCTGATGGTGCGCAACAGATATGGGTTGATCGTGAGGTGCTTTATCCCTCGGTTCAGAAGCATTTACAAGGGAAGCATGATCAGCAAACACATGGTAAAGGTGGCGGCGGCTCGGAAACGTCGGAGCGTACGGCAACGGGGCGTGTACCGTGGGGAACAATAGATAACGGCGATGACTTCAAAGTCATGCTTGCTGACGAGTATCGGTTTGCTGGTGGTCCCAGCCCTGTGCAGGGTGCTGACGAGTATCGGCTGCGTACTGCCTATAAACAGCATGTCGCTTCAACGTTATCTGCACGCATGGAGGATGTATCCACCGAGGATTTAGTTGCGGCGTGCATGGTGCCTCAGCCCATCGGCGATCCGCCGCTGAAGTATGCGCAATTACTTGCAGACTCAAAAGATGAAAACATGGCAGTTATTACGCTTGGCGACGGCACGGTTAGCGTTTCGCAACTGGATGGGCCAAGGTCAATATCGAGCCTGAGGGAGGCGGGATACAATGCCGTGCAAGGGGGAACACCGGAGGCGGAGCAGGCTATTCGCCAATATGCGGTTAGCGCTATGGTCAAACAGTGGGCGAAAACATCAAATGATGCTGATGTTCTTTCTCTTTCAATTCAGCGTGCCGCTGAGGACGAATTCGATGCAAAGGGGTCCAAGGCTCCATCAGAATATGGCATACGTGAAATAGAGCGAAATATTATGCGACGTGTATATGAACGTGTTGACGACCATTATGCCGCTACCGGTCCCACGTTACGTGCTTTCGTTCGCGCACAGTATGACCAGACGCAGGAGATGTTTGCCCGCGCCGGAGTCACAGACGTTGTGGTGCATCGAGGTCGAACTGAGCCGGAAGATGTTGTGGCTGCTATCCCATTAGGCGGTCAGGATGTGACGGCACGTTTACGGCCATTGTCGTCGTGGGCCACAGCGCCGGAAGTAGCCGAAAACTTCGCGCAAGCAACAGACCCGGGACGTTCCGGTGTCGTAATGAGAGCAACAGTTCCCGTCACCCGAATCCTCTCCACCCCCGTCACCGGTGTCGGCTGTTTTGAAGAATACGAAGTTGTAGTCATCGGACCATCCATAGAAGCAAACATGGATGCCCCGTTCAACGATCTATAAGTGAGGTAGTCATGGCGAAAACCACGATCATTGTTGACGACAGCGATGAGAACGCTGATTGGATCAAAACGTTGTCGTGGGATTTACCGACTGATCCTGAGGCGTTGGCGTCTACGTTTGGGGAGCGTTGGTGGGAGCGTTTGTCGAGGTTGCCTGCTTGGCAGGCTGCACCGTTGTCGGTGAAGATGGCGGTGCCTGCGCAGATTGTGAAGTTCGCTCCGGGGTTGCGGCCTGTGTTGAAGCATTTGCAGGGGCAGCATGATCAGATGAAGCACGGTAAGGGTGGCGGTTCTGAGGGTGGTGCATTTTCGGAGTGGGGGGATCGTGCGGAGCGGTTACGGGTTGCGGCGAATCGTGGACCAAGCGAGGGCATGTTGGATGCTTTGGCTGATGGCACGTATTTGGATGAAGCGGCAGCCAGCAACATTGACGGGTCAGGCATTGTTGAATCAATGCTTGAAGGGGAAATGCAAAGTTGGTTGGAAGTAAACGCTGGTGGAGATTATTCCGAGCCTGAACTTGATTCTGTTCGTGAGGAAAAACGTGAATCGCTCCGAGAACGGCTTATTGAAGCAGAAAAAGACATGCTCGAACACGACGATGAAGATTTGAGGGAATCATTCGATGAGGTGTTCGCTGTCGAGCACACTGGTGTCACGACAGATGGACGCACATTGACTCTCACCACACGGGTTGATTCAGTCTCCATTGCCGAGTTTGCCGGGCGTGGAGCGGTGCAAGTCAGTGGAAGCATAAACGACGAGGGCGGTAACCAAATAGGTGAGTTTCAAAGAGTATTTTACAGAGGTAGGGAAACCGGTGAATTAGAGGTTTCGCATGAATATATGAAGATTTGGGATGAGAGCGATCAGGGCACCGGTTTCGCTAAAACATTCAACGCCAACGCCGAGGACTATTACATTTCCCACGGTATTAATACGATTCGGGTACATGCCGCTTTGGATGGTGGCGGATATGCGTGGGCCAAGCAGGGATTCGATTGGGCGGACCCATCGCACGACAACATGGGCTCGGCCTTATCACGAATGACCGCTATTGCTGACGGCAAGCCTCTCTATACGACAGTGGGATCATCATTGGTTACCTATACACCGTCGTTTGCGGAGAGCAGGCAGGCGCGAGGCCTAGTGGATCGTGCGGCGCTCAGATTTGATGACCCGGATTATCCGACCCCGTATGAGTTTGCGATGGTTGGTTTCAATCCGGGTGATACGCAGTGGATGGGCATGGCTGTTATGCGCGGTGCTGACTGGATGGGAACTAAGACGTTGACTCCGCAGGGTAGGCGTCGTAGTGAATCGGAGATGAATCCGACGGAAACCGCACCCCTACCATTTGAAACCGCACCCCTACCATTTTCCTAACCCACGGTATGATAAAATTCGCTCAAATATGAACAAAGGAGGATTATGGAACTTACGCGCCAACAGAAAATGGCAACCATCGACGCCGCCGTTGAAGCATGGTACGCCGAGAACCCCAACGCCGAGGACGGCTTTCTGACGCCGGAGCAAAACCGCAGTCTTGGGTTGGCAATAGCCGAAGCGGCACCGTGGATCATCGACCCTGAAATCCGCGCTGAACGTGAAGCCATGACGCCGGAGGAATTAGAGGCGCACCACAAAAGGTTTCAACCCCGAACAGGGTAATAAATCACGGTAACCTAGTGCGATCATTGTCTTTCGCTGCGAGGTTGCCCGGTGAGTACCCTGATCGTCAGTCTTGATGATGAAAGCCTGCTTGCCCTTCACGCCCGGTTAGATTCCGACGGGCCGGATGGTCCGGCAGCGGTCGAGGCGCATCACACTGTCACGACGGAGATGGCACGTCGCGGTATAGAGCACGGTCACGACGGGGACGCATGGTCGCAGGCTGTGATTCTGGTTGAGTCGGTTGAGGTTGACGGACCGGACGCTATTGAGGCCCCCGAGGAGTTGCAGAAAACGTGGAACGCGACCCTCAGCGGTGGCGGCACGGTCAGCGTCCTGCTGACAGTTGACGGCTACGTACTCAAAGCGGACCCGACGGTTTCCGACGTTCACGTTGACACGATCATGGGCGGTGGTCGCCGCCGTAAGTTGACGAAAACAGAATGGAAGGTCGGCGACTTCGCGTCGTGGCAGTCGAGTGGGGGGACGGCGCGGGGCAAGATTCTGCGGATTGTGCGAAGCGGCAAAATCAATGTGCCGGATTCGTCGTTCACGATCAGCGCTGATGAGGATGATCCTGCGGTGCTGTTGGAGGTGTGGCGGCGTGGCCCGGAGGGTTGGGCTGCGACTGACACCAAGGTGGGCCACAAGGCC